ATGCCGCTGACTGATACCGCTGTACGCCAGGCCAAGCCGGGTGAGAAGGAATACTCCGTTACTGACGGCGACGGCCTGTCCCTCTACGTTGCGACGAACGGCACCAAGTCGTGGCACTTCCGCTTTTCATGGCACGGCAAGCAGCCACGCTTTTCTCTGGGCACGTACCCGGAAATCACCCTGAAGGAAGCCCGCGAGCTGCGCGACCAGGCACGGGCGCAGGTTGCCAAGGGGATAGACCCCAGGTCCAAGCGCCGGGAAGAGAAGCGGGCGGCCAGCACCAGCGCTATCAAAACGTTTGAGGTGGTCGCCGGCGAGTGGTACGCCTTCAAGCTGCCCCGGTGGGCCAAAGCGAAGAAGGGCGCGGCCAAGCAAGCCCAGCTCTACCTGGACAAGGACCTGATACCGGCGCTGGGGCGGATCCCGATTGCTGAGGTGAGGCGCGCCGACGTACTGGCGTGCCTGCGCGGGATCGAGAAGCGCGGGGCGCTCAACGTCGCCCGCAAGTGCCGCACCTGGCTGAACGAGATATTCCGCTTCGGCATCGCGTCCGATTATCTGGAGGTCAATCCGGCGGCAGACCTGGACATCGTGGCCGCCAAGGAGCCGCCCGAGAAACACAACCCCATGCTGCTGCAGCATGAATTAAAAGAGTTCCTGCGCGTGCTCAAGGTAGCCGACATCAAGGACTACACCCGGAGCGCGATCCGCATCCTGCTGTTGACCGCTGTCCGCACCGGAGAGCTGCGCAACGCAAGGTGGGACCAGTTCGACCTGGACAATGCGCTGTGGACGATTCCCCCTGAGGGGGTGAAGCAATTGCAGAAAGTAATTAGGGCAAAGGGAGGGGATAAGGTGCCGCCGTATCTGGTGCCGCTGTCGCGGCAGGCGGTGGAGGAAGTGCGCAAGGTGCACCAGATGACTGGCCGCTACAAGCTGCTGATCGCGGGTCGAAGTGACCCGAGCAAGCCAATCAGCGACGGCACAGTCAACGTGGCTTTGAGGCGCATGGGATACGAAGGCAGGCTTACCGGGCACGGGATCCGCGCCACGATTTCAACGGCCTTGAACGAAATGGATTACAACGAGGACTGGATCGAGGCTCAGCTATCGCACGCCAGTGGCAGCAAAGTGCGCCGGACATACAACCATGCTGAGTTTGTGGAGCAGAGGCGGGGGATGATGCAGGACTGGGCCGATTACTTGGATTTGCTGGAAGCGGAAGGCTGATCACGGGCCGCCGCCTTGCTGGCGGCCCATTGATCCACCTCGGCCTTTACCCAGGCGACAGCCGCAGCCCCCAGCTTGACCTGTTTCGGGAATTCCCCCTTGACCGCCATCCGGTAAATGGTCGCGGTGCTCAGGCCGCAGATCCGGCGAACCTCGGGGAGCTTGATGTACTGGATCGGCGATTCCTGCCGATCATCTGTGCGCATTGTGTTCATCGGTCATTCACCTTTCATGCATTTGAAGTAGTCGGGGGCCAGCGATGTGTCCTCGACGATTTTGAAGCCGAGCACCTTCGCGGCTGGCGCGGATTGGTGGGCGAGGAAGGTGCGGATGTCTTTCCAGATGGTGACATACGAAAAGCCGCCGCTATTTACGACGAACTCCAGCAACTCCCGCGCCTTGGTCAGCTCGGCTTGCAGGGCGTCCACACGCTCGCGCAAGTCGATTGCGTTCTGCGCGTAGGCTTCCTTGTCAGCATTGGAGCTGTTCAGCTTGTCCTGTAGCTGATCAATTTCGTTGTAGCATTGGGTCAATGCTTTTTCCACGTCGGTAACGTACTTGGCATATACCTCAAAACCATCGCCATCGCCTGGGATTACATCAAGCATGATGTTGGTTACGCTCAAGGCCTGTAGCCGCTCGACTTCAGATTTCAGGTCGTCGCGTTCGGCTTGAACCTTCCCGAAAAGGCTGCCGCGATACGCCATACCTTCTTTGATCCCCTTTAGCTCAGCCTTAAGCCGTGTGATGTGGGCGCGGTGGTTCTCAAGCGTTACAAGGCCGTGGTACTCATCGGCAGGCCGGTCGGGCTCATAAGCGTAAACCGCACCAAACGCGTCGGAGCTGCGCCATGCGACCACTTCCGGCTCCCCGCCAGCAGGCGGCACAGGGTCAACGCCTTTCATATCTGCGTAATCAGCACTCAAGCCTTTCAAGGCATGAGACGCTATGGCCCCTGTGCATAGGATGCGGGTGCGACCATCGACAATATCGAAGTGTTTGCCTTCAGCGTAGAAGCGCAGTGCTTCTTCTGGCGTCCAATCGAACTTATCACAGGCGGCGACAAAGTAGTCCGGGACTGGTTCGCCAGCAGGCGGCACAGGCTCAGCCAGGGCTGACAATTTCGCTTCCGCAGCCAAAGCCCTTCGTTTCCACAAAGAGATATGATCCATCGTGCTATTCGTCATGGCTTTCTTCCTCGGCGGTGGGGTTGAGGGCGGCTGTCATTCGCTCGGCGATTCTGTCTGCCTTGACTGTCATCAAGGTTTCCGAGCAGTTATTGCAGCCGAGAATTAACAAGCAGGTCACGTCATTGGTATTGAGCCGGTTGTGCTGGACCGTGCTGTGATTTTGGATATGCGAGTACCAGAACAGGTCATCGCTGCCGCATGCCTTGCAGAGCGCTACCTTGCCGACGAGGGAGATGCGAACCGCATCCAGCTCATCAACCCGCTGATCCTGCACTGTGAGGCGGGCTTGCAGGGCTTGGTTCTCGGCGGTCAATCGCTCAAACTCATTCATAGCCCTTGCAACCCCGCCAATTGTGATGACCGCCTCGACACCGGCGCATGCATCCATCAGTGCTTGGTCCGGGCCAGCGGTGCCGCCCGAGGTCCGGGCGCATATCACCAGCCCCTTCGACGCCTGGCCCAGTGCGGACAGTCCACTCTTGAAGATGACCAGATCGTCGCGCGCAATTTCAAGTTCTTCTTCCATCTGACGCTTGGCGCAAACCATAGCGCCGATGCGCCTTGCAGCCGCGTCATAGTCGGCGGACAGAACAACGTTCAGCCGCCCCAGGGCTTCACCCTCAACAAGCCCAGCATCGCCAACGTGGTAACGCTTCACGCTATCCATACAGCCTCCTGACGCTTCACGCTGAGCCAGTAGGCCAGCACCGGGGCGGCTGCGTTCAGCACCAGCACGCCGATAAGAAACCAAATCATGATTGATTCTCCCGCGCCTGCCGCTCTGCCATCAGGGCCTGGCGCTTCTTGCTGCATTTTTGGTGGTTGCCCCGGCTCCGGTTCTTCTGGCAGATGTCGCAGATGAGCGGGAAGTCGGGGCAGTTGGATTTCAGCTTGCCGGGGATGGGGGCGGTCATGGGGTTGGCTCCCGGCGAACGATATGGCCGCAGCGCTCGCAGACGTCGTGCACATAGGTTTGCTTCCGCCCAGGCTCCAAAAACCGGCACATGTCGCTTGGAGTTATTCGCCCCACCTGAAAATCGAGCATCGGCTCGCTGTCGTACCGCGCTCGGTACTTGTGACCCAGCCGTGACGTGCACTTCATGGCTGCTCATCCACGATTTCGAACTTTCTATAACTGGCGTCATACAGCGCCGCGCAGTCGATGCGGGTGCTATCGCTGCCGGGGTAGGGGCAGGCGCTGACCATGGCGTCAATGGCCTTTGCTCTGGCCTCGGCCTCGATCTGCTCGGGCGTGCGGATGGGGCGCAGGCAGACTTTGCTAATTGTCCCGGTGAAGTTTTCGTCGACGACGCAGACCACGCAGACGGGACCAGTGGCTCCGTTAAAGGTTGCATGCCCGCCGATTTCAATCCTGGTGCCAGCTTCGAACCAGTCCGACGCGTCCGAATCGGCAAGCAACACTCTTTCCGAAAGCTCGCACACCGTCCCAACAGGCGGCAGGCCTTCGCCGGTCCAGGGCTGCACAATCCGGCCCGGCCTGAATTCAACAACTTCAAAATCAGCACATGCCGTCTTATCGTTAAAGAAATGGCAACTGGCGTTTTTGCCCATCTTCACGTTGAAGTTGTATCCATCGCCATTTATCCAGGCGATTGACTGATCTCCGTTTGGATACGTTTTTTTGCCCAGCGCCTGCGCCCATTCCGGCGCCTTGCTCCAATCAATGTTCATGGCTGCTCTACCTTCTTCACAGCAGCAGCGGCTAGGGCGTTCAGCAGCAGTTCCTGGCGCTGCTGGTTGTCCAGGTACTGCCGCAGGGCCTGCACCACCAGGCTGTTCATGCTGCGATCTTCAACGCCGGCACGGGCCTCGACCATGCTGCGCATGCCATCGGGCATCCGGACTACGAATTTATCGGCCAGACGGGAATCGTGTTGTTGGTTCATGGGGTCACCTGCAAGAGTTTGATTACTTCTTTTATGCCTTCCGCGTAGCTGTACGGCTGCGCGGCGGCGTTGCGTTCCAGGTCGCCAACGATCTTGAGCGCCACCTTGGGGTTGCGGATCGACGCGCCGGCGTCCTGCGCCACGCCCAGGGCAAACCGCTTGCCCTCCAGGTACATGACGCGGTTTAGGGGTTGGGCGCTCATGGTCAAGCCACCTGAGCCGGCGGATTCATTGCCCAGTACACGCGGGCGCAGGCCTCAGTGTCGGGCCGGGCGCGGTGGCCGCCGACCAGTTCTTCGCCGGTGAAGTGCAGCAGGGCCTCGGCCACGGTTGGCGTCTTGAACGAGTTCTTGAAGTTGGTGGCCTTCATCTTCTCGGTGGGGGGCAAGCACAGAATGGGCTTGGAGTTGATCGCGGTGCAGTAGCTCGGTACGGCCTTGAACTCGTCAGCCGCCTGCTCGCTGACGAAACGCTTGATGGCGATGCGCAGGATCCGGTCATCGAAGCTGACGTTGTGGGCGACCCGCAGGCCGGCACGCTTGTAGAGGCGCAAGAAGTGGTCGAGCGCTTCGATTTCAGGGATGCCCTGGGCCATGGCAATTTCGGTGGTGATGCCGTGGATTACCGCCACTTCGTTCGGAATCTCCCAGCCATCGGGGCGCACCATGGCCTCGAAGGAATCGACCAGCTCACCCTGTGGCGTGAAGAGCAAGGCACAGATATCCACGATGTGGGGTTGCGACGGGTCGTCGCTGGGGATCTTCCAGTTAGGGAATCCGGTGGTTTCGGTATCAAACACGCAAATGAGATCGGACATGGTTGTTTTCCTCGAGGCGAAAAGAAGGCGCCCGTAGGCGCCTGTGGTGTTTTCGGTGGGTTGGGTTAACTGGCTTTCTGCAACTGGACGTCGCCGCCGGCGGTGCCGTTTTCGATCCAGATCGCGTTAAAGTCAGCGGGCAGGGTGGTGGGCTTCTCTTTCAGCGAGCCGCAGATAATCGACTGGATGCCGTTAGACTTCGCCACGCTGCGAAGCAAGGCCAAGAGCTGAGAGCGGGCTGCCGTGATCAGGACGTCAAAGCGATCCATAAGCACCAGGTTCAGTCCGGATGCGATGGCGATGGTCAGGGCGATCAGTGCATCACAGCGCCACCGCTCCGACTCCGACAGCAGGGTGTAGAGGCGTCCGTTGGCGGTGATCGCCATATCAGCGCCGATCTTCACCACCGGCCACCCGGCCGTTGCTGACAGCTTGACCAGGCTCGCGTTGATTGGCTCCAGAGCACCGGCCAGAATTTCGCCTGGGATGCCATCCGGGGCCAGGGCGTTGGTGATCAAGGTCCAGTCCTTAACGTCCTGGTGATGCTTGGCGGCTTCGGCGCCACGATTCTTGGCGTTGGCGATCAGGTCTAGGCGCTCAGCCATCAACTCGGCTTTGGCCTTGGCCTTGTCACGCAGGTTGCGTTGACCCTGAATTGCGGCTTCGGCCTCTGCAATCTTGGCGTCTGGCACGTCTTCACCTGCTGACTTAACCAGCGCTTCCAGATCGTTGCCGGCCCGGATAGATTCATCCACGGCCTTCTGGTCGTTGACCTGGGTGCGCGCCATCAGGTTGTACGCATCGTTCGCCTTCTTGAGTTCGGCCTGTGCTGCCACCAGCTTGGCCGCGTCGGCGCTCTTGCCTTTGAACAGCTCGATCACCTTGCCGACGATCTTCAGCTTCACGCCGCAGCTCGGGCACTCACAAGGGCTTTCGCCCGAGAATGCCTGAGCGTGTTGCTCGGCCTCGCTGACCTTGGCTCTCCACGCTTCCAGCTCTTTGTTGGTGGCTTCGAGTTTGTTCTTGCGGCGGTTGAATTCCAGATAGACCGGCTCAAGTTCCGCCTTTCGGGTAGCAACGTTGGTGATGGCTTCGCGCTTGGCGTTCAGGTTGCCCAGGTACTGGTTGCCCTTTTCGATTTCAGCGGCAGCCTTAGCCTGTTCCGCTTGGGCTTGGGCCAGATCATCCTGGGTAACCTCGGGCGTGCCCTCTGGCAAGGGGTCGATGCTGACAACCCAGCCTTCTGCCTTCTCGCTGCCGTAGGCCTCGCCGGTGATCGCCTTCCAGGCGCCGCGACTTTCGCTGGTGTAGGTCTTGGCCTGTTCCATCGCAGCAGGGAAGCCGCTCAACAGCAGCGGCTTGATTTTCTCGACCTTGGCAGCATCGCAACCGCGCGCCACCAGTTTTTCAACCACCACCGCTGGCTTGCCACTGGACTTGGTCAGGGCGAACAACAGCGAGCGCCGCGCTTTGTCATCCAAGTTGGCGAAAGCCTCCGGGTTAAGCACGTACGGCAAATATTCCTGACCGGCGATGTCGTTGCGCTCAAGCGTTCCCTTGGGCAGCGTGATGCTGCTGGCAACGCCATCATGGCCGATGATGATTTGGGCTTTCTTCTCGCCCTCTGTGATCAGCAGTTTGTAGTCGCCTTTCAGTTTTACCCGGGCGGCTTCGCCAAGGGCCAGGCCAATGGCTTCCTTCAGGCTGGACTTGCCGGCGCCGTTCAGACCACAAACCATGGTGATGGGCGCGGTGGTGAGGTCTAGGTTGGCGCTGCGCAGCCCCTGGAAGTTCTCGACGTAGATGGATTCGATACGCATGGCTTACTCCACACTTAAGTTGGGGCCGAGGTCGTCCAGAGAGGCGGTGACCGTATAGGTGTTGTCCATCGAGGTTTCGCCCTCAATGAGCAGCTCCACGACCTGGTTGTCGATAAGGCGCAGCAGCAGGGTTTCTGCCTGCTCGCTGCTGATGGCCAGGCGGCTTTGCATCCAATCGATACCGAAGCTTGGGGCCGCTTTGAGCACGACCAGTTGGGCCGCGTCTTCGTAGGTGAATTCGCCGAATTCCTTGCCTACTTCGGCAAATTCAGAGACTGGATGATCGCCGCCGGTTCTTTCGGCCAGTTCTTCGTCAGTGCCCAGCGGGTGTTCCTCGTCGTCCGGCTCGTCTGGTCCGGTAGGGCGGCGGTCGAACAGGCTGCCGGTGATGTCGCTCACATGCAGCGGCAAGTCCGGTTGGTCGCGGTCTGGCTGGATGAAGTCCAGGCCTTCGTCATAGTCAGTCGGGGCCAGCACCAGCAGACACATCTTGCCGGGCACCTTCGCCAGGGCTCCGCCGTTGGGGTCGTTGGCGTCGATATTGGCGGTGATCGTGATCGCCTTTTCCTTGAACTTGGCGTCAATTACTTTGACTTCCACGACCTCAACATTGCGCGAGCTGATGATGTTGATAGCCGTGTGAGCCGCCTCAATGACGCTCTTGGTTGCGCGCTCGATGACCTCCTGTTGGCAGCCCTCATTCAGCTTGCTCCAGGGGGAGTGAATGTTCTTCACCTCAAACAGGACCGTATTCACCAGATCGTGCACCAGCAGTTCATGCGCGATAACCGACGGCGGCATGTCTTCGCGCTGGGCGCGCTCAATGATTGCCTTGTGTTCCATCTTCATGGGGGCGTTTCCTCAGTGTTTTGCGATGCGTTCGAGCTTCGACTGCTGCGCCGGGCTCAGGTTGGTGTGGGCGCCGTAGCGCTTGAAGCTGGCCCGGATGTTCTCGACGAATTCCAGTTCCCATTCGCCGCTGGCATGCAGCTCAGCGGAGACGAGGATTGCGTTGAATTCTTCGATGCTGTCGTAGGCCTCAAGGACAGATTGGTTAGCCATGGGGGTTACTCGACGGAAAGGCCGTCAGTGTCGGCGGCTGTTACGGTTTCTTCGGCCTGGGTTGCGGTTTCGGCTTGGTCCGTTGCGGTTTCAGCCGTTTCTGTTGCAGATTCCGGCGAGCCTTCATCGTCGCCGTCGTCATTGATGATTGCTGGCGCCTCTGGCTCTTTGTTCCGCAAGTCGTTGACGTCCACAGTAAAATTGCCGGCGCCGTCTGGCGTGGCGTCGATGAAGTCGTGGACCTCTTCCTGCGTTTGCAGGCCCATCAGCAGCTCAGGCGCATACAGCCGACCGAAAAGGCTCGCAGCTCGGTAGCGCAGCATAATTTCGGGCATGGTCTGCCACTTGCTGCCGTTTTTCGTGAGCCAGCCCTCATCGATGGCCATCTGCATGGACACCGTTGGCCCATCGAGACGGTCGCCGGTTTCCTTCTCGATCACCCAAGCCCGGCAGGTGCGGTGCTGGATCGTGGTTTCTCGCTGCTCTTCGGTCTTTTTGTCGTTCTTCCAGACCACAGCTTTGTACTTCACCACCTCGTCCTTGCCGGGGTCGCTAATGTCGAAGCGCAACGGGCTGAAACGACCGCAACTGTTGATCGCGGCGATGATGAACTGGCTTGACCAGCTCGGGCGGCCCTCGATGACGTAGAGGTTCTGCATCACCATCAAAGGATCGGCGCCCATGCGCATCGCCATGTTCAGCGCAACAACGCAGTTCGGCAGGCCGGCGGGGTTCGGCGTGTGGCCGGTGACCTTGCCGTATGATTTCACCTCGGTGAAGGCGCGGTACTGAGCCGGCACCAGGGTGGAGGAGCACAGAGCCTTGGCAACTCGCTGCAGTTGGTCGAAGCCAGAGCCAGTCAACAGGGACATGGGGGCGTCGGTTTTGGGGGCGGCTACAGCACTGGTCTGCATTGCCGCCAGAGAGGTGGTTTGCTGGGTCATAGTCATTTACTCGTGGTAGGGACAAACGGACCAGCGCGGGCAGTACTTCGCGCTGCATAGGAAACTCTGTGGGTTGGGTGGGAACAGGCCGGTGCGGAACATTTCGGCGCCAATCTGAATCAGGCCGGGGAATTCTTCGGTGCCGACCATCATCTGTTTGGCGTTGCGAATTTCTCCGATACCGGTTTCTGGCTTGCCCCGGGTCTTGAGCCCGATGATGTGGGCCGGGGCGGTGCAGGGCTCGCCGGTGGTGTGCTCTTCAAGAATTTCGTAGGTGCCGATCTGCGCGGCGTGGCCTTTCGTTTTCGCCACACCATCTACGACGGCGGCGCCGCCCGTCTTCACGTCAGCAATGCCCTTGCCGTCGCCGGTCTTGCAGATCCGTGCCCGGTCGAGTTGGCCCGTGAGGCGGACGATGATTCCGCTCCCACAGTCGATATCCAGCGGCGTGGCCGTGCGTTCGACTGCCGCATATTCGTAACGCGGGCTAATTTCGTTGCAGTACTTCGTATGCAGGGGCAGGGCGATTCGCTCGGCTTCCTGCACGGTCAGCTTGTCGGCGGCCCAATTCACCTCCCGCTCAGGGTTGCGCAACGTGTGAATCAGCAGCTCGGCGGTGTCGTAGGCCGTGAGGTTGCTGCCGTTCATGCGTGCCACGTCGAAAGCCGCGGTGCTGGCGTGGATCGATGTCCCGAGGTGGGCGCGCCCGCTGCTGGGTGACCGGTGCCCGAGAATATGAATCCACTCCCACTTGAAGGCGCAGTCGAACAGCGAGCCCCAGGACGAGGCCCGGACAGTGGTCACGCTCATGATTCACCCCGGGCCGCCAGCATGGCGTCGGCCATGTGGAAAGCAGCATTCGAGGTTCTGGCGCCGTCTTCGACAGTGATAGGTAGGCTGCTAGTAATCATTGCCTGCATGGCCTTGGCCGCGAAGTAATCCCGCAGCGTCATGCCAGAGCCGCCGGAGCCGTTCGTGCGCACATCGTTGTCAGGCGTGACCGGGAAGGCCGGCCCGCCACCTTTCTGTTGGTCCATGGGGTTACCTATTGAGTGATGAGGCCCGCGATTGCCGGGCCCAGGAAGATGGTGAGGATGAACACGACCCCGGTGATGGCCGAGGCCAGGCGGATGGCGCGCCGGCGGGAGCGCTGGGTGGTGGTCATGAGGCGGCCCGTCTGAGGTGGCCGGCGTCATACAATCGCTCGATCAAGATCCGCTTGGATATGTTGCTTATACCTAGAGTGTATGTGGCCTCCATGGCAGCCATGATTGAGGCTTCGCGCTCTTCCATCGCGATCTGCTCTGGCGTGCGGACCATGTCAGCAACAAAGCAGCAGCACACAGCTTCGGCCTGGTGTTCAACCGCGACCATAAGCGTATCGCCAGTCATGAACACAGCACACAGGGTGCAGTCGGCGCCTAAGAACCTCTCAGCCTCAGGCCAAATCCGCAGGCCAATGCTTACGATTCGAACGGTTGAGCCCAATGGGGGCAGGGTATGAATCATGGAAACCTCACAACAATCATTCCCCGCCGAATCTCGATGCGGGTGTTAGGTGGCAGGTCGGCCACAAAAACAAAACCCTGCTTTTGCAGGGCTTCGGCCAGTTGTTTGCAGGTTCGGGCGATGATCGTTCTACTGTTCATACCCGCGCCATCCGATCATCACGGCAGAGCCGCGTAACCCGGTTGCTGCGCACTGCGTTCACCCGGTGGTGCAGCAGGGCGGCGGCAGTGTGGTCAACGTCACCACACATCAGGGCATACGAAATCATCCCCGCCGCGTAGCAAAGCTCAGACTCGGAGCCGACCAGGTCATTGGCGGGCAGGTTTCGAGCCTTATCGAGGCGTTCCTCGAAAATCGTTCGCGCTGTCTTGTTGAACATGGTCGCCTCCAAGGCGGTGATTTAGATGCGGTGACCGCAGGCCTTGGCCTGTTTAGCCAGGTTGTGCCACACGACTGCTTGAAGTTTGTCGCCGGCCGCCAGGCTCTTGCGCGCCTTTGCCAGCAGTTGTTGCACGAGAGGTTTATTCATGGCTGTTGCTCCGGTTGTTTTCCCAATGCACCCGGTTGCCCAGGTGCATCAGTGAAAATTTCCGTTGTGTTGCACGCCGACTTACCGAGGTCTATACGGCGCATCAGGGTGGGAGTCGCCCACGCCCGATGCGTCAAAGCCTTTCCCGGCCGACGCTTTGTAGCTGCATGCTGTTAAAGAGCGGTATGAATCTGCGCCAATCGCAGAACATGGCTTGCATTATGCGCAGATAATATTCTGCGTCAAGCGCAGATTTATAAATTCAGGACGAAAAAAAGCCCGCACGCGGCGGGCTCTTATGGGAAGGGGTGATATGTGTTGCTATAGACCGGTCATTTTCGTGTCGATAACTCGACCGATCACCTTGAAGTCACCGTCTACCTGGATGGTTCGATAGGCGCTGTTGAGTGGCCGCAGGTACTTGACGCCGGCGTCCTCAACGTACTGCTTGAAGGTGCTTTCGCCCGTATCCAGCTTGATGACGTAGTACTTGCCGCTGACCAAATCAGCTTCAGGCTGCACCAGGATGCGAGAGCCCTCGGGGAAGCTGGGGTTGCCGTTGCAGGTCATTGAGTCGCCACGGACATCGAGCCAGAAGCCGTTTTCCCCGGCGTTCTCGGTTGACGATATCCAGGTTTCCGCATCGCCTGGCGTGAAGTTATCGCACGACTCGGCCCATTCCCCGGCAATTACCCAACTGATCAAAGGGTATTCCTTAGGCCCGCGAGTAGGTTGCAGGGCCATCTGCACATTCGACATTCCAGCATCTTGTTGTATCCCGGTGGCCGGGCTTTGCTGGGCCAATTTTATGTCCAGAATGGACATGATCTGTTTGAGCTTCTCCGGCGTCGTGCTCTGCAACCCACGCTCCAGGCGCGAAAGGTTGCCAGTGTCCGATCCGACCTGGTTGGCGAGTTCCTCGAGCGAAAGCTTTTTGGCTTTGCGCGCAGTTCTGATGATTTGTCCGATATCCATTGGGCAATTTTCCGGTCTTGCTGCGTTACGCGCAAAGCGATAGGCGCAGAATTTGATTGCATTAAATCTGCGCTAATCGCAGAATCACCCTGAAATCAACTCAGGGCCTTGCCATGACTCCCCTAAAACGTGCTCGTCTAGAAAAGAAATGGACTCTTGCCGATGTCTCGGCGCGTCTCGTTCAGATCGGTGACGCCATTGATTCCGGAAACCTCTCCCGCATTGAGCGCGGCGTGCAGCGTGCGTCCGCACCGCTCGCGGAAAGCCTCAGCAAGGTTTTCGGTGGCGAAATCACCGAGATCCACATCCTTTACCCGGAGCGCTTCCCAGACTCCGGAGAAGAGGCGGCCTGATCATGTCGAGCCCATTGAACCAAGAGCAGACCGTAAGGGCCCGCAAGAACTACGCCGTCTTGATGCAAAAGCTTGCGTCGATTGGCAACGCACCCGTGGCGCTTGCAGTGGGTTGCGATGAAGCGACGATCAGTCGCATGAAGCCGGAGAAGTTTCAGCAGTTCGCCGAGATTCTTGCCGTACTCGGCCTAAAGATCGTTCCCGAGGAAATGCGCTGCTTTAACGAGCAAGACATCGCGATGTTCATCCACGGCTCAAAGCGTTGGATGGAGCACATCCAGGGCGTTGACCAACTGGCGGAGGGTTGACCCGTGGCCGCCCTCCCATACATGCAGCTGTACGTCGCTGACTACCTCGCCGACACCATGCATTTGACCACCGAAGAGCACGGCGCCTATCTGCTGCTGATCTTCAACTACTGGCAGACCGGAAAGCCCATCCCAGTGTCCCGACTCGCCCGGATTACAAGGCTTTCGAACGAGCGTTGGACGGACGTTGAGCGGTCGTTGGGGGAATTCTTCAACGAGCGTGGTAACGAGTGGGTTCATGAGCGAATTGAGCGCGATTTAGAAGCGGTCAATGCAACGCAAGAACAGCGAATTGCAGCCGGAAAGGCGTCTGCCGAGGCTCGCAAGCAGGCCGCAAAAGCCCGTGCTAAAGCCATGCGCAACGACCGTTCAACGACCGTTCAACGAAACGCCAACGAAACGCCAACGAATATAGAAGAGAAGAGAAGAGAAGATATAGATCAAAAGCAAACACCCCCTTTATCCCCCCTTACCGAAATTCCGGCACCGGTAGCTCCAGCAGCGACCGAACCAAAGCCCAAGCGCAAAGCCCGGTTACCCGAACCGTTCAACGTCTCCGCCGACATGCGCAGATGGGCAGCGGACCGCGCCCCAGCCGTGCACCTGATCAACGAAACCGAGAAGTTCGTGAACTACTGGCGCGGCAACGGCGGAACCAAGGCCGACTGGATCGCCACATGGCGCAACTGGCTGCTCAAGGCCCAGGAAGACGCCAATCGCCGCATGACCGCACCGATACGCACCAGTCAACAGCCGTTGAACATGTCCAGCACTGACTGGGCCAAGGAGCCGATCCTGTGAAGCACGTGACCGACATCACCAAGACGCTAAACCCGCAGCAAGCGCTCGCAGGCGTTCCAGTCGCCCAACCGATCAAGGTCGATCAGCGCACCGCCGAAATCGTCAACACCGTCTTCGACAAGCTCCAGGGCATTTTCCCGGCATGGCGCCAGGCCTGGGCCGATGACAAGGCGCTGTACAACGCCAAGCGCGAGTGGATCGCAGGTTTCGTGCAGGGCGGCATCAACTCCGATGAACAACTGGCCTTCGGTTTCCAGCAGGCCCGCAAGTCCTCGAGCCCGTTCCTGCCCAACGTCGGCCAGTTCGTTGCCTGGTGCAAGCCAACAGCCGAACAGATGGGTTTGCCGCATGAGGCGGACGCTTGGATTCAGGCGCTCGAAGGCAAGTACTCCCACGACGCCGTGCGTATCGCCGCCGAAGCCACGAGCACGTTCGACCTGCGCACCGCCAGGGCCGACGACAAGCCACTGCGCCAACGCTTCGAACGCAATTACGCCATCGTCATGCGCCGCGCACAGACCGGCCAGCCGCTCGAAGGGCGAATCGCCAAGGGCATCAGCAGCGACAGCATGCGACCGCGTGAGCAGGTGCAGCTCGAGCACAGCCGCAAGGAGGCCGACCGCATCGTCGAAGTCCTCGAAATCCCAAAAGACCCGAAAGCCTGCCGCGCCATGCTGCTGGCCAAGATGGGCATCAGGAGAAACGCCAATGTCTAACCAAACGACGGCAGTTCGCACATATCTCATCAGCTACGTGATTACGGCTCCCTACGGGGTAGGTCGATTCTTCAACGACCGCGACACAGACACAGCGCCGAGTCGTGAAGACATTGAGAGCATGGAGGCCAAGCTTTCCGTGGATCACAGCGCCAAGGTGATGATCACCAGCGTTTCACGTATCGAAGCTGGTGAGGTAAAGCTATGACTGACCTCAAATCTGTGTCGTTCCGGGTGCCAGGCGAGCCCATCGGAAAGGGCCGGCCAAAGATCGGTCGCGTCGGCGGCCATGCCCGCATGTTCACGCCGACCAAAACCGCCAATTACGAATCCCTGATCGCCGTGGTCGCCCACGAAGCCATGCAAGGGCGTGAGCTGATCGCCGGCCCCGTGCTGCTGGAAATGAAAATCTTCGTGGCCGTAGCCGCCTCCTGGTCGAAGAAGAAAACCACCGAGGCCCTGCAAGGCCTGGTCATGCCAACCAAGAAGCCCGACGCCGACAACGTGCTCAAGGCCATCTGTGACGGCATCAACGGCATCGTTTTCAAGGACGACGTCCAGGTCGTCAACGTCTCGCTAAGCAAGCGATTCAGTGAAACCCCTGGCGTCTCCGTTCGTGTCGTGCCGCTGGAGGGGAAAAGCTCATGACCACACCCAAGATGATTTGGACCACTCACAAGCTCGCTGACGGCTGGGTCCTGCTCTGCGTCGATGTCAACCTCGAACAGCCAGGCCAGCCCGAAGCCCTGTTGGGATTCCGCAAGGCTGTGCATCCGTTTCACTTCGATGAAATGGTAGATCCGGTTATGAGCTTCACGGCAATTATCGCTGAAATGACTAACGCGGTGACGTGGGGAATGAAGGGGGCGGAGTGCGCCCAATCGCTGATTGCTTCGCGCGCGGGCGCGTTTGGGGGTGACCTGTGCACGACATCGTGAGGCGGATTCGGGATGCCATTTACCGACGCCAGGAAGATCACCTTGAGCCAATCGGAGAGGCGGTAATCTACTTGGGGCGCAGCGAGTTCTACGACTTGCTGCTCAGCATGCGCGACTGGACACCCGTGCATATCGAGTACGTGGACGATGTCCGGCGAGTGACGTTCCATGGCCTTGAGGTTATCGAGGTCTGCCTGCCGAAATACCTGCGAGTGGCCTAACCATGCTTTCCCTGGTCGAGCAGCGTGTTGACTGGTTTGCGGTCATCACCGTGCTGTCACGCTCCGGCTACTCCCCGCAGTCGGTTGCGGATGCCATCGGCGTGGCTCGTACCACGCTGCTGGGTTGGAAGCAGGGCGCTGAACCTCGCTACACGGAGGGGGAGCGCCTTGTGTCGTTCTGGTGCCAGATCACCGGGAATGACCGTACAAGACTGCCCATGGTCGCCGTTGGTGACTGGTGGGCTTATCACTCCAAAGCTTGAGGGAAACACAATGCTTACTTCTGACCAACACAACACAATCGTCCTGCTATCCGATGCTGCTGGGCGTGCGGCTGCCAGCGGGCTACAGGCGCTGGCGGACAAGCTCGTTGCCGAGGCTGAGAATCTGTTGAACGATGGCCAAGGCCAATCGTTTCAGGACTTTGGCACAAGCCGTGGGCTGAACATGGAGCGACTGCACGGCCAAGATCAGTACTTCGCCAGCAAGCACACACAGGAGCTGTTTGAGTGTTGGTTGACTGCTCGCGGCCAGAAGGTGTGGGCGCCACCGCCCGCGAAATAGTCGGGATCCCGACACCCTGACCCGCTGATCCTTGCCGTCATCGCTGCCCCGCCATCGTGTGGGGCTTTTTTTTGACTCTGGAGGCCCGACCATGAAGGCGCCAGTCAGGAGTACGAACATGGCACACCCTGCACCGGAAGGGATCGTTGAGGCTGTAGGGGCGTCGGTTGCCAGCAAGGGCATGATGGTCGGCGCGGCCACAGGCGTTGCTGGTTGGCTTTCCCAGGTCAATTGGATAGGGATCACTGGCGTTGGCATAGCCGTGCTGGGTTTCCTGGTCAACACATACTTCCAGATCCGCCGGGATCGCCGGGAAGACGCCGAGAGCATCGAGCGCATCAAGGCCTTGCGCGAGCAGTGCCGGCCATGAACAACCGCAGCCGCGTTGCCGTGACCCTGCTCAGCATCAGCGCCGCCGGCTTCGGCGCCTGGCAGGCGAACGAAGGCTTCACCGACCACGCTGTCATCCCCACCAAGGGCGACGTGCCCACCATCGGCCACGGCTCGACTCGCTACGAAGATGGCCGGCCAGTCCAGATGGGCGACACCATCACCCGCCAGCGTGCCGAAGTGCTGGCCCGCAACCTCAACACCCAGGCCGAGAAAGAGTTCGCCGCCAGCCTGCCGGGCGTGAAGCTCTACCAGGAAGAGTTCGATCTCTACATGGATTTCGTAGGCCAGTACGGCATGGGCACCTGGCGCGCCGGCTCCCCACGTCGCAGCCTGCTGGCCGGCGACTACGTCCAGGCCTGCGCCTCCCTGCTCAAATACCGATTCGCCGCTGGTTACGACTGCTCGACACCCGGGAACAAGCGCTGCCCGGGCGTGTGGTCGCGTCAGCTCAAGCGCTACAGCCAGTGCATGGGGGCGCAGTAAGCCATGGCCGGCCGCAAGCAGCCTTACACGCCCTGCAAGCTATACGTCGATGGTGCTGAAGGCATTGCAGTCGGCGACTACATCACCACTGCTGCCGGGTCTGCGTACCTGGTACAGACGCTTCGCGTGAGTCGAACCAGGCCCGAGCGTAAGCACATGCAGTGCCTGCGCTGGCCTATCGCCGAGGTGCCGCACGATGCGCGGTGCTTCACGATGACTTGGTACGCACGATAAATCCCACCACCACTGAGAAAACTCAATGAACGATCAAGCGATTGAACAGGAAATCCAAGCCAAGGGCCTGACCGCGCCGCGTGTCAGCTTCGCACAATTGCAAGCCAACATTGCCCATACGGAAATCGTCAAACACGTTTCTCCCTCTGGCCAGGTCCTTCGCTGGGCTGTGCTGACCACGGTTAATGGATTCGCAGTGACCGGGCGCCCATCCGCCAGCGCGTCGTCGGCAAATGACAATGCTGAGATCGGCGAGAAGATCGCCATCGAGAATGCAACCCAGGAACTGTGGCCGCTGATGGGCTACGCGCTCAAGCAGCAGTTGCACACCGAGGCCTGACCATGGGCGCCATAACTCGCTACCTCATCGCTGGGCTGGTTGTGGCGCTCATCCTAGCCGGCTGGCGCCTTGACCATGTCAGCACCAGGCTGAGCACCGCAACGGAGCGCGTGAGCACGCTGGAGGCCGCCGCAGAGTCCCGACGCAACACGCAGAAGATCCTGCGCCAGCTCGACACCGAAAACACGAAGGTACTCACCAATGCTCAAGCATCCAACAAGGCTCTTCTTGCTCGCCTCGGCTCTGGCGGTCAGCGCCTGTCAGTCCCAGCCCGTTGCCCCGTCGTGCGAGCCAGCACAAGCCCCGGCAGCGTGGATGATGCAGAAGCGCGAACCGAACTTGACCCAGCGCATGGTCAACGAATTGTCGCCATCACCAACGACGGGGACGAAGCCATCATTGCCCTGAACGCGCTGATCGACCACGTCAACGCCAGTTGCCTCCCTCGCAAATAGTCGGGAACCCGACAGCCCGCCACCACGATGCTGGGGCCTCTTTGATGATCTATCACCGAGGCCCATCCCATGCCAGCACCAGACCTTACCCCGCAGACCCCCGGCGAACCCCTCGCCACCATGTCGCCGATTGCTCCAGCCAGCGGCAATCCAGACGCCAACGAGTCCAGCACCGCCACAGCTCAGCCACCGCTGTACGTCGCTAAGCACAGCGCCGGCGGTCGGTGGCACGTCGTGACCAATGACGCCCAGGCCACCCGCGTGGGTGATTTCGTTGGCGACAAGGTATCGATCATCGCCGAGGTCGAGCGCATGAACGCCGGCGGCGAACCCCTCGTCCTCGATGCCCAGCGCAATGGCGACCGGGAAGCGCTGGAAACACCAAAGCCCGCGGCTGCCGGTGCCGTGGACCCAACCACCCTCAAACAGGCAGTCATGACCCCCGATGGTTGGCTGTGCCCTGAACCAAAGGTCAAGGAGTAACGACATGGGAAGTAGACCAAAGAGGCCAAAGGTTGTTGCCGCGCCTGACCCGCAGGTCGAAGCGCAGAAGGCCGCCGACCTGGCAGCGCAGAAGGCCAACGCCGAAACCGCAACCCGCAAGAAGCGCAAGCAGGAAAGCAGCCTGCTGTCATCCGCCGGCGCCGCCGGCAGTGTGCTGGAGCAAGGTAAGAGGACTCTCGGCTCATGAACGCAGACCAGATCGCCAAAACGCTGAGCACCCTGAAGTCTCTTCGCTCGCCGCATGAGACGGTCTGGCGCGATTGCTTTGACCACAGCTACCCAATCCGGGGCAGTGGCTTTTGCACTGAGCAGATCACGGCCATGGAAGCGCAGATGCGTAAGGCCAGGATGATCGACGGGACCACCACGGACGCGGCCCGCATCCTATCGTCCGGCATCATGTCGGGCCTGACCCCGGCGAACTCCCTGTGGTTTGGCATGGACGTTGGCCAGGAAACCGACGAGGAACGCCGGTGGCTGGACGGCTCCGCCGACATCCTCTGGCAGAACATCCACGCATCCAACTTCGACGCAGCCGCCTTTGAGGGGCTTATCGACGTTGTGTGCGCTGGGTGGTTTGCCCTGTACATCGATCAGGACATGGAGAAGGGCGGCTTTACGTTCGATCTGTGGCCTATCGCGAGCGTGTACGCCTCGGCGTCCAAGGCCGGCGGCAAGATCGATACCGTGTATCGGGAGTACAAGCTCACGGCAGAGCAGGCGGTAAACGAGTTCGGCGAAGACAACCTCAGCGAGAACACCCGCAAGCTGGCGAAGGACAAGCCGCAGGAACTGGTGCAGTTCGTTCACGCCATCTACCCGCGCACCACGTACATGGTCGGCGCCAAGCTGGCCAAGAACATGCCTATCGCATCCTGCAAGGTCGAGGTGGAAGCCAAGCACCTGGTCAGCGAGTCGGGCTATCACGAAATGCCGGTGGTGGTGCCGCGCTGGATGATGATCCCAAACAGCGTGTATGCGGTGGGCCCGGTGTTCGATGCACTGCCCGACGCTCGCACCCTGAACGAACTCTGCAGGATGGACCTGGCAGCCGGAGACCTGGCTATCGCCGGGATGTGGATTGCCGAGGATGACGGCGTTCTCAACCCTCGAACTGTCAAGGTCGGGCCGCGCAAGATCATCGTTGCCAACAGCGTTGACAGCATGAAGCCCCTGCAAAGCGGCTCGAACTTCCAGTATGCGGAAACCAAGATCGCCCGCTTGCAGGCTTCCATCCGCAAGATCCTGATGGCCGACCAGCTCCAGGCCCAGGACGGCCCGGCAATGACGGCAACCGAGGTGCACGTGCGGGTGAACCTGATCCGCCAGTTGCTGGGGCCGGTCTATGGCCGTCTCCAGACCGAGTATCTGCAACCCCTGGTAGAGCGGTGCTTTGGCATCGCCTACCGCGCTGGTGTGCTGGGCGCTGCGCCTGAGTCGCTGGCCGGGCGCAACTTCACCGTGCGTTACCTGTCGCCGCTCGCCCGGTCGCAGAAGCTTGAGGAAGTCACGGCGATTGACCAGTTCATTCAGGGCGCGCTGATCGTTGCTCAGGCCGACCCGACTGTCATGGACAACATCGATATGGACGAGGCCCAGCGCTTCAAGGGCGAGGCCCTGGGCGTGCCGTCGTCTGTCATCCGCAGCAAGGCAGACCGCGACAAGCTCCGCGAGGATCGAGCCGCAGCCATCCAGGCCCAGCAAGAGCAAGCCCAACAGCAAATGATGCAGCAGCAGGCCGGTGAGGCCGCGCTCAAGCAGCAAGGGGCAGCAGCATGAACCTGACACCTGAGCAGATCGACGCGATGTTCAAGCGGGTGTTCGAGGATCACCACGAAGGTCGGGTCGTGTTGGAGCTGCTGATTCAGCGCTTCGCCCGCAACGCCTGCACCATCGGCGGCATCGACGCCATTCTCAAGACCTACCAGCAATCCGGGCACCGCGAGGTGCTCGATCACATTGTTTTGCGGATCAACCGCGCCAACGGCGTGCAAGAAGACGCCAACGATAACGACGAACAAGGGGAATAACGATGCGCTTCAAGAACGGCTTCATTCGCTTTATGGGCTTTGCACTGATGGCCGAGGCTGGCGAGAGTGGCGATCCATCCACAGTGACCACACCGCCGGCCACTCCGGCACCGCCTGCCGCTTCTGTGCTGGGCAGCGGCGCAACCGTTGACTTTATCCCCGAGAAGTACCGGACCAACAAAGAGGACGGCAGCCTTGACCTGGAAGCATCGTCGCGCAAGGTTGCCGAAGCGTACAAGCACCTAGAGACCCGCATGGGGTCCGGTGATGTACCGCCCAAGACCGCCGACGAATACGCGGTCAAGCTGGAGGGCGTCGAAGGCTTCAACTGGGACGAGTTCAAGGCCGACGAGAATACCCAATCATTCCTCAAGGGGGCCCACGCCAAGGGCCTGACCAATGATCAGGTGCAGTACGTCATCGGCGAGTACATGAAGGCGGCGCCAGGCCTGATCGAGGGTGGTGTGCAGTTGTCCACCCAGGACTGTACTGCCGCCCTCAAGGCCGTGTGGACCGATGATGCGGCCATGAAAGCCAACGTGACCGCGTCCTATCGCGCTGCCGAGACCTTCGCCAGCGAGGCCGGCAAGCCGGGCAACTTCCAGGCGCTGATGAGCAAGTATGGCAACGACCCCGACTTCATCGCCTTCACCGCCAACATTGGCAAGGAACTCAAGGAGGACACGCCCATCAACGGTGGTGGAGTGGTTAACGACGGTGACTTCGCAGTCAAGACTGCCGAGTTGCGCGCCCAGCTCGAAGCACTGCCGCAGCATGATCCGAAGCGCGCCGGCGTCAAGGCCCAGCTCGATGCCATGTACGACCAGCGATTCAACAAGACCAAATCCCGCTTCTGATCCCCGCCGCAAATAGTCGGGAAACCGACACCTCCCATGCACAAACATCGCAGGCATCCCAGCAATGGGCCGGCCTGCGATGGCACGCAGATACCCGGAAAGCCCCGAGGCGCAGCAAAGCCGATGCACGCCAGGAACCCCGGCCCGCGAATGCGGATACCCGGCAGGCAACCCATTTATCTGCATTGGAGTGCATCGTATGTCCTTTCAAATCACCGAAGCCTTCGTCCAGCAGTTCGGCGACAACTTCCGCCACCTGGCGCAGCAAATGACCTCGCGGCTTGAAACCCGCGTTACCGTCGAGCCAAACATCGTCGGCATGTCCAAGTCCATCAACCGCCTGGGCCAGCGTACCGCCAAGCGCCGCACCACTCGCCACGGCGACACCCCGATCAACGACCAACCACACAGCACGCGCTTTGTGGACCTGTTCGACTGGGAAGATGGCGACATGCTCGACGACCAAGACAAGATCCGTATGTTGGTTGATCCAACCTCGGACTACGTCAAGGCCATGGTTGCCTCGCTCAACCGCGCCAAGGACGACGTAATCATCGCGTCCATGGGCGGCAACTCCCGCGCCACCACCGGCAACATCATCTTGCCGACCGCGCAGAAGATCGCCGTAGGCGGCACCGGCCTGACCAAGGCCAAGATCATCCAGGCCCGCAAGCTGTTCCGTCGCAACGAGGCGGACAACCACAACGGCGAAGAGCTGTACATCACCTACAGCGCTTCTGCTGCTGCCGACATCCTGGCCGACCCGACCTTGACCAGTGCCGACTACATGGCTGGCAAGTTCCTCGAGGATGGCGACGTTGAAGGCAAGTGGATGGGCTTCACCTGGATTCCGACCGAGCGTACCCCATTGTCCGGCAGCACCCGCTTGCTCTACGCCTGGGCCAAGTCCGGCGTAACGCTGGGCAAAGGCGCCGACATCACCACCAAGGTGGGCGAGGATCCGGGCAAGGGCTTCAACGTCCGTATCTACGGCAAGATGTCCATCGGCTCCGTGCGGGTGGAAGAAGAAAAGGTTGTGGAAATAGCAGCCCTTGAGTCGTAAGGCTCAGGCGCTGCCTTCCCTCCATCTGATCAGGAGCAATGAACCATGGCTGTAGTAACCACCAAATCCACCGCCGTCACCAATGCTGACGCGCTCCCACAAACCCTGTCGCCGCAGCGTATCGACGGTGGCCGCATTCGTGAGCGCGTTGGCGTGATCGAGGCTGGCGCCGCGGACTCCATCGGTTCGGTGTATCGCCTGATGCGCATCAACTCCGTGGACCGTGTGTCCCGGCTGCTGCTGTCCTGCGATGCGATCACCACTGCTGTCGGTGACATCGGCATCTACGACGTTTCGGCTGTCAATGCCGGCGCCGTTGTGGACGTTGACTTCTTCGCCTCGGCCCAGGCCCTTACCGCTGCGCTGGTCAACGTGGACGTTGGGCACGAAGCCGACGCTGCCGACGCTGGCGCTGGCTTCGGCCTGGCCGACGTCGAGAAACCCCTGTGGCAGGCCCTGGGTCTCGCTGCTGACCCTGGCAAGCAGTACGACGTGGCAATCACGCTGACCGCTGCCGCAACCGGCGCCGGCACCGTTGTTCTGCGTTTGCAGTACATCGACGGCAACTAATCATCGAGGCGGCCAGGGAAGGCAATCAATTTACCGGGGCCTAGTGCCCCGGTCTTTTTATCTGGAGGTTGGAGATGAGCATGGCCACCGGTGTTTCGATTTGTTCCAACGCCCTGTTGATGTTGGGTGCGCAGACCATCAACGATTTCAACGACCAGTTGAACCTGGACCGGGCCAAGCTCTGCGCCAACCTGTATCCCACCGTGCGCGACGACATGCTGCGCCAGCACCCGTGGAACTGCTGCATCAAGCGGGCTGTTCTGGCGCCTGACGCTGCTGCGCCTGCGTTCGGTTATGAGCATGCCTTTGAGCTGCCTGCCGACTTCATGCGCGTTCTGGAGGTGGGCACCGCTGGCCAACAGATCGATTACCTGGTCGAGGGCCGTAGCATCCAGGCCAACACCACCGTGCTGGAGCTGCGCTACGTGTTCCGCAACGAGGTGGAAAGCACTTGGGATTCGAGCCTGGTCAAGCTTGTCACGCTGGCTATGGCCGCCGTGCTGGCTTATCCCGTGACCCAGTCCGCAGCCTTGCAGCAGTCGCTGGGGCAAGAACTCGAACAGGAGAAGCGCCGGGCCCGCGCCGTCGATGGCCAGGAAGATCCGCCGCAAATGCTGGGCGATGAGCGCCTGCTTGCCTCCCGCTTTGGGAGTTATTGGTAATGGCTCGCCTGACGCTCGTTCAAACCAACTTCACCGCCGGCGAGGTTTCCCCGCGCATGCTGGGCCGGGTAGACCTGGCCCGCTACCAGAACGGCGCCGAGATCATAGAGAACGCCTGGCCTGTCATTCACGGTGGCGCAATCCGCCGGGATGGCACTCTGTTCGTTGCGGCGGCAAAGTTCGCTGACAAGAAGTGCCGATTGATCCCCTACGTGTTCAACACCGAGCAGGCCTACATGTGCGAGTTCGGCGATTTCTACGTGAGGATCTACTACCCGAACGGCACCTACACCGGTGTTGAGCTGGCCAGCCCCTACAGCCACACCGTGCTTGATCGGGTGGACTATGTGCAGGGTGCGGACACCATGTTCATCTTCAACAATGGCGTCCCTGTGCATCGCCTGCGCCGGCTTGCGGATACCGAGTGGAGCCTTGCCCCTGCGCCATTCGTAACCAAGCCCTTCGATGAGAAGGGCATCGACTTCACCACCTCGCTCACGCTCAGCGATCCAACGGTCGGCACTGGACGCACGGCCACCTCGGCCGTTTCTGCATTCCTGGCATCCGACGTTGATCGCGAAATCTGGTCCGGTGGCGGTGTGGCGAAGATCACCGCCTTCACCAGCGCCACGGTGGTGACTGTTGAAGTCCTCAACGCCTTCACCGCAGCCGTGCGCCCTACCTGGTCGCTCAAGGGCTCGCCACAGACCACAAACACCCTAAGCGCTGCCACTCCCGTGGGCGGCGTTGTCACCATGACGCTGGGGGCTGCTGGCTGGCGTTCTAACGACGTGGGCAAGTTCGTCAAGATCAACAGCGGCCTTCTGGAGATCAGCGTTTACACCAGTCCCACAGTGGTTTCCGGGATCATTCGTTCAGCACCAACGTCTGCCGTTGCATCGCCGGCCAACGCCTGGTCGCTTGAGGCATCTGTCTGGAACGACATCGACGGCTACCCGGGCGCCGGCACGCTGTATGAACAGCGGCTTGCCCTGGGCGGCTCTGTGAACTACCCACAGACTATTTGGGAGTCGCGCACTGGCGAGTACCTGAACTTCGAACTGGGGACCAAGGACGATGACGCCTTGTCCTACAACCTGTCCTCTGACCAGATCAACCCGATTCTTCACATGGGACAGATCAATGCCCTGGTCCCGCTGACCTATGGCGGTGAGTTCACCGTCAGTGGTGGTGTGGAGAAGGCCATCACTCCAACCAACATCCGGGCAAAGAACCCTTCGGTCTATGGCTGCAACCGCGTGCGTCCGGTGCGGATTGGCAATGAGCTGTATTTTGTCCAGCGCGCCAACCGCAAGCTCCGGGCCATGGCCTACAAGTACGACTCCGACACGTTCGGTTCGCCTGACATGTCGATCCTGTCCGAGCACGCCACCAAGTCCGGCATCGTTGATATGGCCTACCAGCAGGAACCTGAATCGATCCTGTACCTGGTGCGTGCGGATGGCGTCATGGCGACCATGACCGTTGACCGCGACCAGGATGTCATCGGCTGGGCGCGCCAGATCACTGATGGCGCCTTTGAGTCCTGCGCATCCATCCCGATCCCTGACGGCGATCAGGTTTGGTGCATTGTGCGCCGCACGGTCAACGGCCAGAACGTTCGCTACATCGAGCGGTTCAACCAAGGCATACGGGTGGATAGCGGCGTATTCGCCATCGACGAGGCCAAGCCCGTGACCTGGGGCGGCCTGGCCCACCTTGAAGGCAAGACCGTGGACATCGTCGCTGACGGCATTGTCATGCAGCAGCAGACGGTGGTGGGCGGGCAGGTGACGCTGCCACGTCCCGCCAGGTACGTGCAGATCGGCCTCAACTTCGTTACGAAGATCAAGACATTGACGCCAGAAGTTCAGGGCAGCACCGGCAGCGTGCAGGGAAACAGCATGCGCATTGGGGAGATAACCCTGCGCTTCCTGGAGACCACCGGCTGCAAGGTCAACGGCCAGATCATTGCGTTCCGCTCGACCGGTGCCGGAACTCTGGACCAGCCCCCCGAACTGTTCACCGGCGTTCATCGCATGGAGAACCTGGGGTGGGAGCGAGGGCAGGCGTCGATAACCATCACCCAAGAGCAGCCTTTGCCCTTCCAGCTTCTGAGCGTCATCAAGAAAGCCACGTTCAACGATTGAGGTAACCCGCCATGATTCGGCCCGCCAAACACTCCGATGTACCTCGACTAGTTGAGCTTGCCACCCTGCTGCATGCGACAAGCGACTATTCGAAGATGTCCTTCTGCCCCAATAAAACCGGGGCTTTTCTGCATGAGCTGATCAACGGGGCGGGGGTTATTTTCGTTGCAGAGGTGGGCGGTGAGGTAGTTGGCGGCATGGCTGGCGGCATCATCGACCAGTGGTTCAGCCATGACCTTATCGCCTATGACTATTCGCTCTTCATAGAGCCTGCCAAGCGTAGCGGGATCACGGCCATCCGCTTGATCCAGACCTTCAAGGAGTGGGCCAAGATCAAGGGCGCCAAGCAAATCCACATGGGTATCGGCACCGGCGTAAACATTGAGGGAACAACCCGCCTTTATGAATCTCAGGGCCTGCGCAACATCGGCCCCCTCTTGATGATGGAGATCTAATCATGGCAGTTGGAGCAGCAGGATATGCGGCCTATTCGGCATACGCATACGCCGCAATAGCCGCAGCCACCGTGTATTCGGTGTACTCAACCCAGCAACAAGGCAAGCAGGCCCAGCTTAACGCTGATGCACAAAGCGATCAGGCCAAGGCTGATGCCGACACTGCAGCAAGTGCTGCCGTGGTGCAGGCCGACCGGATTCGGCGACTTGCACGCACTCAGGCAAGCGAGGCCAACGCCGCGCTAGCCGCCTCTGGCGTCGAGGTGGGTGCCGGCACTGCGATCAACATCAACGAAGAGATCATCGGCAATGCCGAGGAAGACGCGGCGCTGACGATCTTCAACGGTCGCAACCAGCAGACCAGGCTCTACAACGATGCAAGCAACTACTCGCTAGCCGGCAAGCAGGCCAGGTCAGCCGCCAACTCACAATCGATCGGCACCGTTCTTTCCGCCGGCGCCCAGACTGGCATGTCCTGGAAGGCATCGGCGGCAGGCCGCAACGGAACCGTCACGCAGGCCGGGGGGAACACCTGATGGCACAGATACCACTGGGCAACTTTGGGCAGGTCAACGTCCAACAGGAAACCCCACAGAACCGTGTCATTCAGGTTGATAGCCGAGCGCAGGGACAGGCAGCCCAGCAGGCTGCGTCAACTGTTCAGAACGTTGCGCTTGGCTACTTGGACCAGGTCAACAAGGAGAATCAAGCCCTGTCCCGGGTGAAGGCCAGCAACGCACTGATCGACCGGGAATCGCAGATCAAGACCATTGCCGCTGACCTCGACGAGCAGATGCGCACCGGCCAACTGAGCTATGAGAAATCGGAGGAGGCCTACCAGGCTGCCGTCGCGAAGCTGCCGGCACTCGAAACGCCAGGGCTTGACCAGGCTCAGCAAGGCGAAATAGGCAACTCCCTCAAGCGCTTACAGTTGGGCGGCCTGGATAAGGTCCGTGAAGCATCCGGCAAGGGTCGTATCCTGGCCGCGCAAAGCGACCTGACATCGCGCATGGACATGCTAGGCAAGGACGCTGCGCTGCCTGGTGCAAACGTTGACCAGATCAACGCCCGCATGGATGCCGAAGACATCGACGTGGCCGGGCGCCTGGCGTTCGGTGAGGCCTGGGCCAGCAAGAAGCAAGAGTTCAAGGATGACAACTGGACAACCCACGCAACTCAGCGGGTTATCGAGTCCAAGGAAAGCATCGGCAGCCTGCAAAAGCTTGAGCACGATCTCACCGCCGAGGATGGGTTCTACGCCAGGAAACTGGACCCTGAGAAGCGCAATCAGTTGCTCAACACCGTCAGTGGCCGCATCTTCCAGGTCAAAGAGCAGCAGCAGCGCCAGGCCGAAATGCGGGAAATGAAGGCTGAGCGGATCCTCAGTCAAATGGACCGCCAGGCCTCGACTGGCGTTCCGCCAACGCCAGCGGACCAGCAGCGGTGGAAGTCGGCCTTGTCCGGCACCTCCCTGGCTGGCGAGTTCAACGCCCGCATGGGTGAAATGGTCGAGTCGCAAAAGCTGCTGCGCCAGCCCATCGCCGTGCAACAGCAGTACGTGGACCAGATGCGCCTGGACATGGCAAAGAACGGCGCCAGCGTCACCCAGCAGGCCAACGTGGCCCGTCTGCAATCTGCCATCGACAACAACATCAAGCTCTTGCGCGACAATCCGCTGACCTTTAACGCCATGCGCACCGGCCAGGACGTGGCGCCCCTGGACGTCAGCGGCATCACCACGCCAGAGGGCCAGGCCAGGCTGGGAGAGCAGATCGCCGAGCGCTTCGACGTGGTGAAAGCCGTGCGCAAGGCATACGGCCCCGAGGTGGCCCGCGTCCCGTTTAAGCCGGAAGAGACCGCCATGTTGTCATCGGTGATGGCCCAGGCCGACGATGGAACCAAGCTGCAGTTGCTGGGGGCTATTGCCGCTTCTTCGCCATCCGGGGCCGATTATGCCGCTGCCATCAAGCCGCTGATAGCCGATCAGCCGATCACGGTGCTGGCCGGCATGGCCCAGTTCCGTGGGCTCAAGGGGCAGGACGGTACCGACGTTCCCAAGATGCTGCTCGCCGGCGGCAAGGTGCTGGCGGACAAGTCGGTGCCGCTGCCGAAAGACACCATCTTTCGCGAGGCCTTCGAAGAGCATGTGGGCACGTCGCTTGCCCCGGGCACGCCGCAACGGGAACAGGCCTATTTGGCCTTCAAATCCCTGTATGCAGGCACCGCAGCGGCAAAGGGGCTTGCTTATGGCGAAGGCGAGGATCTGGACGGCGATACCGCCCAAGCGGCCATCGACATGGCAACCGGCGGCGTAAGCGAGCGGGGCGGGGCAAAGGTCATCAAGCCCTATGGCATGGCCGATGATGATTTTGACAAGGTCGTGGACCTGGAGCTGCAAGGCATGGCCGAACGGACCAAGTTCCCGATCAGCCAGCTTGAGGACATGCCTCTGTCGCCAGTGCCGGGCCGTGAGGGTTCGTATTACCTGATGAATGCAGGCCGGGTGCAGATCGACCCGACGACCAAGCAACCTATGGTGGTGAAAGTCAAATGAGCTGGCTTGATGGATTGGTCGAAGAAAACGAGGCGTTAAGCCAGGATCAGCGCTTTGAGCGCACAGAGGAAAGACCTGAGCCGGGCGTCTTCACTGGCGCCCTGGATACGCTGGGCCCCAACTTGTTGCGCGGTGGGCTTGAGGCCGGCGGCGCCATTGAGTCCGGGTTCAGCTCGTTGTGGCAGGGCGGCCTCGATCTGGCCGCCAGCGCGTTGCTGCCCGAGCCGAAGTTTGGCGGATCTCCTGATGTGACCAGCGCCGAGCGGTCCAGCCAGGAAACCCTGGGGCAGGGCACGGCCCAAGCAGTGATGGACCTGCGCCCTGATCCTGCTGAGGTTGGCGTTGTCGGCCAGATCCTGGGCGAGGCTGCCGCTGTCTTGCCGCGCACTGTGGTCGGTGCCGCAATGGGTGGTCCCGTGGGAGCGGCGGTGGCCGCTGGCGCGCCTGCTGGCTACTCCGGCAAGCAGGTGGGAATGGCTGAAGGCCTGGACGAAGAGACGGCGACCTACAAGGGCGCCATTGATGCGGCAACCGTGGGCATCGGTGCTGCCTTGCCCGCCGCTCGTTTCGTCAAGCCACTGCTTGGAGACGCCGCGATTGCTGTGGGAGCGAACGTTGGGCTTGGCATGGCCGGGCGTGGCGCTACTGCCAAGCTGCTGGAGAGCAACGGCTACGCCGCTCAGGCTGCGCAGTACCAGGCCATGGACGGAACCGCCATCGCCACCGACGCCATCCTGGGCGCGGCATTCTTCGGCATCGGGCGCGCAGGTCTGCGCCGGCCCACCACCCGGCAGGTTGACGCAGCGCTCAGCGAACGCACATTCCAGCACGCCGACATCGACACCGCCCCAGGAGCCCCAATCAACCCACGGTCGGCGGTAGCGCATCAAGACGCCATTCGTACGGCCATCAGCCAGTTGAGCCGTGGTGAGCCTGTGGTGCTGCCTGAGAGTATTCATTCTGCTGAGTTCCTGAGAACCGCCGAGGATTCCTCGGTAGTTGCCCCAAGCCGTGACGTGGCGCTGGCCACCGCCCGCCAGGACTTGGAGCCCACCTTGCGCCTGGAACTGGAGCAGGAAGCCGCTGGGATTCTGCCCAACGTGCGCGACGTTAAGGCCGAGCTGTCCTCTGTAGCCCGCAGCCTGGAAGGGCTGGACGATACGTTCCGTGCTCGAGCAAAAGAGTTCCAGCAGCAGGGCCAGAGCCGAAAGGCTGCCGAGCGTTCTGCCCGGGAATCGATCGATGCCGAACGCCAAGCCTTGACCGACCGACAGGCAGCCCTGGGGGAAAGTCTCAACGGCAACCGATCTGCAGAGTTGGCCCGTGCCGACCTGAATGCCCTGGATCGCGGCGAGGTTCCGCAGCGCTTCCAGGATCGAATCAGCCAGCGCGCTGACGCCATCGTCCAGGGCTTTGAGAAGAAGCCGCTTGCCGCCGGCGTGGCCGAGGGAAACACCCGCTTGAGCATGGCCCAGGTGGCGCAACAGGAAATCCGTCGAATCCTGGACGATATCGAGCGCGCCGAGCCGACGTTGCAGGCCAAGCCGCTGGATATTGGCACCGCAAAGGAAGTGGAAAAACCGGAAGCTGCCAGCGTGGCCGCTGCATCAAAAGGGCAGAAAAGCGGATCAGAGCCCGCCAAACCTGCATCAGAACCTGCCGATGCTGCATCAATATCGGACAAACCTGCATCAGATCCTGAAGTTCAGGTTGCCGATGAGATCCTGGCCAGGGTCGAGGACATGCGTATTTCCACCGGGGCGATGGATGCAGACGGCAACCCTATCACCGTGTCTGCCCGAGAAATGATGGCCAGCGCTGACGCCGATATCGCCAAGGCTCAGGAGGAATCCCGAGGCTTCGCCGCCGCCGCCGCCTGCTTCCTGCAGCGCGGTTTCTAAATAGTCGGGAAACCGTCTATTCCCGACCCATAGGCTTGCTCCCATCCCAACAGGAGCAAGCCCATGCGCCCCGAATGCATCCAGGCCGTCACCCAGGCCATTGGCCGCCCCCTTACCCAACCAGAAATCCAGGGCATCGAGAACCGCGTGCGCCGCAACATGAAGCAATTGGCGCAGACCGACCCCGCCTGGCAGTCAAAGACCGCTGCCGACCGGCTCAATGAAGCCGCCACCAAGTCCGCCAAGGATCTGGTGGATGAGGCCAACCTCAAGAAAAAACGCGTGGCACTGACCATCCTGGCCCACGACCGCATCGCCAGCTATATGCAGCGGTTCCCGGATCAGCCGCTTGAAGGCCTCGACCGGCTGCTGGCGTTTTCCAGCGACGGCAAGAGCGGCATTCAGTCCATCGAGTCAGCCACTCGCGCCATCCGTGACGACGCGCTCAGCCGCATGCTGGAAGTCATCGACCAGACCAAGGGCAAGTTCCTTGGCCTGTTCCAGGACGAAGCCGGCAACCTGGCATTGGTGCGCGAGCTGCACGGCCAGGATTCTGGTAGCGCCGCAGCAAAGGCCGCAGCCAAGGCCTTCAAGGATACCGCCGAGCAGCTTCGCCAGCGCTTCAACCGCGCCGGCGGCGATGTCGGGTTCCTGGATGATTGGTCCATGCCACGCGATCACTCGCAAATCAAGGTCGCCAAGGACCAGGCCAAGTGGGTTGGCGACCATGTGCAGTGGGCCAACCGTGGCAAGTACCTCAAGGAAGACGGCACGCCAATGAATGATGCCGAGCTGACCGACTTCTTGAATCATGCGTGGCAGACCCTGGCCACCGGTGGCATCAACAAGCTTGAGCCCGGCCAGGCCGCCGGCAACGGCATGCGCGCCAATCGCGGGAGCGAGTCCCGCCAGATCCACTACAAGGACGCGGAAAGCTTCATCGCCGCACAGAAGGCCTACGGCGAGCGCAACCTGCTGGAACTGCTGATTGGTCACATTGACCGGGCGTCCCGCGACATTGCCCTGGTTGAGGCCCTGGGCCCGAACCCGTCCAACCAAATGCGGTACTTCCTGGATGAAGGCCAGAAGGTAACGGACATGGCCGACCCGAAGAAGGCCGACAAAACCGCCAAGCAGCGCCGCAAAATTGAGCACCTGTTCGAAGAAGTGGCCGGCACGCGCGAGCCACCAGCATCGGCGGCCATCGCCAACGGATTCGAGACATATCGTGCCTTGAACGTTGCTAGCCGGCTGGGCTCTGCCGTCCTGACGTCCGTTACCGACCAGGGAACCCTGGGCCTTACTGCATCCATGAACGGCATGCCGGTGATGAAGGTGTTCGCCAACGAGATACGCATGCTCAACCCGGCCAGTGCAGCGGATCGGCGCATGGCGCAGCGCGCAGGCCTGGGCCTGAATCAGTTGATCGGCAGCCTGAACCGATGGGGCGCCGATGGCCTGGGCACCACCGAACAGATATCCGGGCGAATCTCGAAGTTCAGCCAGACCGCTGCCAGCAAGGTCATGCAGGCATCGGGCCTGAACATGTTGACCGCCGGCACTCAGCGGGCTTTCGGCGCGACGATGATGGATACCCTGGGCGACATGTCCCGCCGGCACCAGACCATTGCCGCCATGGACCCAGCCGACAGCAAGCGTCTGCTCGGCCAGGGTGTCACCGAAACCGATTGGGCCGTGTGGCGCCTGGCGCAGCCGGAGGACTGGCGCGGCGTCGGCGATACGGTGCTCACCGCGAACAGCATCTACCGCATCAAGAATGCTGACCTGGTGCCGCTGGCGCGGCAGCTCAAGACCACCCCGCAGCGCCTCAAGGATCAGGCCGCAACCAAGCTGTTGGGCACCGTTCTCGATGAAACCAACATGGCGATCATCGAGCCGGGCGCCCGCGAGAAGGCAATGATGCACGGCGGCGTCGAGCGCGGTACCGTCAAGGGCGAGCTGCTGCGCTCGTTCTGGCAGTTCAAAAGCTTCTCCATTGGCATGGTGCTGCGCCACGTCAAGCGCGGTATGGCCCAGGAAGGTTGGGGCAAGGCCGGGTATCTGGGGGCTCTGGTCGCCAGCACCACCGTGTTGGGCGGAATGGCGATTCAGTTGGGCGAGATCGCGGCAGGGCGTGACCCGAAAGACATCACTGATGACGGCACCCTTGGCGTGCCTGGCCTGCGCTATGGCCTGGCCTCGATGCTGAAGGGTGGCGCCCTCGGCCTATACGGGGACTTCTTGTTTTCGGACACTTCCCAAGGCGGACAGTCGTTCATCGGCGCAATCGGTGGGCCCATTGCCGGCGACATCGAGGCGCTTTCCAAGCTGAAGGGCAACGCTGCTGAAGGCAAGGGCCCGCAGGTTGGCGGCAACCTGGTGAAGTTCGCCAAGTCCCACACCCCTGCCGCAAACCTCTGGTACACGAAGGCGGCAACAGACCACCTGATTTTCAACCAACTCCAAGAGTATTTCAGCCCCGGCTACCTGCGCCGCATGAAGAAGCGAGCCAAGAAGGAATTCAATCAATCGTATTGGTGGGAGCCGGGCGACACCGCGCCAGATCGCGCTCCGAACCTTGGCGCAGCAGTGGGAGCGAGACCATGAGAGACGATCAGATCACGCGCCTACAGGCGCTCAGTGAGCGCCTGGGCGAAGTTGTTATCACCGAGGTTGACCCGCACAACTGGCCGGGCGCCGAGAAAGTTCCGGCGGAGTTGACCCAGCAGGAACGCGGCGACCGCTACTGGTGCAAGAAGAACGCCGCCGCCACCATGACCCTGCTGCTCAAAGTTGTGAACATTGCCGGCATTATGAATCGCCAGAAGCCCGCGCCGGATGCTGGGCACGCTGTTGATGAGTTGGATGGAGAGCTAGCTGCCGCCGAACGAGAGGCACAGGCCATCATCGAACGGATGCAGAAGGCCGGGAATGTCCACTGACCCGGAGAAGAAAGTCAGCCTGCTGGTTTTCTTCATGCTGTGGGCACGGCGCATGCGTTGGGATGTGCCGTTTATCCACGTCCAAGCACTGATATGGCTGGAGGCTAAAGGGCCTCTGGCCGTTTTGCGTTGCTTCCGGGGCTTCGGCAAATCGACCTTGCTGGCGATCTATAACGCCTGGCTGTATTACAAGGACCCGACGTTCCGCATTCTTCACCAATCCGAATCAGACCCCACGGCCTACAAGACCAGTCGCGACACGCAGAACGTAATCCGCAATCACCCGCTTACTCGGCATCTGCTCCCGCCCAACCAGGGCACCGTCGAGCAGTGGTGGGTTGAGGGGGCGGCAGACTTTCGTAACGCGAGCATGTTCGCCAAGGGCATCCTGTCTAACGTCACCTCGGCCCGTGCTGACGAATGCCAGAACGATGACGTAGAGGTGCCGCGCAACATCCAAACACCTGAGGCACGGGAGAAACTTCGGTATCGCCTGGGCGAGCAGACGCACATTCTCGTGCCTGGCGGGAGCAAGCTTTACATCGGCACACCGCACACCCATGACAGCCTGTACGACGAACTGGAGAGCATGGGGGCCGACTGCCTGATCATCCGCATGTTTGCCCATGAGTTTCGGATCGAGGACGCCAAGCGCCACGCCTATGACGTGCCGTTCGTGCCCGACGTCGTGTTCTCCGGAATCGGCAAACACGCCCGTGTCCTGGTGCTGGGCACTGACTACCAGTTGACCAAAACCGGCATCGCGTTCTTTGAGCCGCCCGGCACGCTGATCGACTGCTATGCCGGCAGCGCCTGGCCTGAGCGCTTCGACCTCGCAACGCTGGAGATCCGCCGGCGTGAAACCCGCACAATCAACGAATGGGACTCGCAGTACCAGCTCCATTCGAAGCCGGTAACAGAGGTTCGCCTCGATCCTGCTCGGATCGTCCCCTACGACGTCCAGCCGACCATGCGCTACGCCAACAACGCGGCGGCCATGTACCTGGGATCGACGCAGATTGTCGGCGCCATCGCTTACTGGGACTGTTCCCTGGGCAAGATCAAATCGGATGCTTCGGCCTTTTCGCTGATCCTCACCGACGCCAGGGGGCAGCTGTATTGGCATCTGGCGAAAGGGCTTACCGGCGAAATTGCCGAGTTCGACGAGCGCGACCGCATCATTGGCGGTCAGGTGCACCAGATACGCGAGCTGGTCATTCAGTACCAGATTCCCCGCGTCATCATCGAAACAAACGGGCCTGGCGGGTTCGCTCCCGCGATATTGAAACAGGCCCTCAAGGGTACGGGGTGCGGTGTAGGAGAAGAGCACAGCAGCGCCAACAAGCAGAAACGTATCCTCGATGCCTTCGAGTCGCCTTTGTCGGCTCGTTTCCTTTGGGCCCACATCGAAGTGCTCAAGATCATCTGGGACCAGATGCGCGACTTCAATCCACTACTGACCACCCAGGACGACGACTACATCGATTCCGGCGCCGGCGCGATCAGCCAAACCCCTGTGCGCATTGGCCGAATAGTCGGGAAACCGACAGAGACCCGGCGGGACGATTGGCGTCCAGATGCGGGCGTGCACGACGTGCAGGTTGAATACTAGAGCCCGCCGCCACCAAGGGGCCTACACATGTCTGTCCAACCAGGACCTACCGAAAAGCGCTATGCCGCCAACGGCGTTACCACCATCTATGCCGTTCCGTTCCTGGTCATCGAAGCCGGCGACCTCAAGGTCTACCTCAACGGCGTGTTGCAGACGTCCGGCTACACCCAAACAGGCGTCGGCCTGCCGACCAGCTCTGTCACCTTCACCATTGCACCTTCGGGGGATCTCTACTTTGTCCTTGAGGTTCCGTTTCAACGGCTGGTGGATTATCAGGAGAACGGCGACTTTCTGTCCTCGACCGTAAACCGTGACTTCGACCGCATCTGGCAGGCGCTTAAGCAGTTACTTCGAGCAAGTGCGCGGGCGTTGACGCTTGGCTACCTCGATGTTGATGGGAGCGGTTTCTACCGAGCCAAAGGTAATGGAATTGTTGATCTTGCATCTGCAAACGGAGAGGACAGCGCGGCTCCAAATTGGAAGGACGTTAAAAATCTTGTACAGCAGGTACTTGAGACCGGACAAGGACCAATTAACAACGCAGCGAATATCGTGTTTGTTGATACGGAAGGAAATATAAGGACCGTCCAAGACCTATCCAACAGCCTAGATCCTGCTTTGGGCGGGGCGATGATCGGCCTGACGCTCTATGCAAATTCCGAGAAATCCAATGTTGGAAGAATTCTCAAAAGAAATAATCGTCCTAGCGTGTTTGATTACATGACGGAGATTGAAATTGCCGATGTTCTTACACTTTCGCCAGTTCTTGACCATACAGCGGCTATTCAAAAGGCCCTAGACAATCATCTGACGGTTTCTGTTCCGCCATATGCTTTCAATGTAACTACATTGCAGCTCAATAAGTTTGGTCACTCCCTAATAGGGATTGATAATACTGGCGCCCAAATTTACGGCGGCGGCACAGTCCTCAAGAGTTCTGATGGTGCATTGGATATTGTCACAATTTCCAAACCTACGTGCTATCTCAAAAGCATTGCGTTCTTCGGTAAGTCTAACGACATAGAGAAAGGTGAGGACGTAGCCCAAGCTGGCGTTAGGGCTATAGGGAGCGACCAAAAGGACCTTGACGCGAAAATTCATGATTGCAGCTTCATTTACGTCAGGAGCGGAATCGTTGCGAACGGCACCAACGTTGAAATAGTGAATCCTGCGTTCTCAAATCTTAAGTTTGGTTTCGAAACCGTCACAACTGGAGGATGGGAAAACAGAGGATTTGTGTTTGCTGGCGCAGCAAGGTTTCACTCCATCGGGAAAACCGGTGTTTTCTCGGCAGGGATCATGCTGTGGCCCGCGCATAACATCCGTGACGTACAAGTTGGATCGTGCCTGGCCGATGATACTACTACGCTCATCAGTGGGTTTGCTTCTGGTCTCCAGGTTGCTCCAGTCCAATCTGTTCGTGCGCGCGGAACAGGTATAAGTATCGACTCTACTGGACACAGCCAGCCCTCTCAATTTCGCGATGTAAATATCGCCGGCTTGCAGTATTACGCCACAGACACTATCAACCAAACAACGTCGAATAGTGCGTTCAAGGCAACGGGGCTTATGAGGCTTGTCGTTGACGGAGTTATTTCTCACGGATCTGGAGGTCATGGTATTGACTGCGCTGTTGACGGCGCAATCATAACTAATAGCCACTCGTCTGACGCCGGCCAATCAAGCACAAACACCTATGACGGCGTCATTGTCTCGGGAGTCGGTGCGTTCCTAAAATCGGTTAGCTCCTCGCAGGATGCTCAAGGAAGCTCACCAGCGAACAAGTCGCGCTATGGCATAAACCTGCTGTCCAGCACATATGTATCAGGGATACTTCCTGGTACCGGCCCGCTTAGTGGGCCTCTCAATGTCGCCGCCACTGCACAGATATTTGGTGATCTACCTCGTACAAATGCGCCAGCCAACAGCATCACTTGGGGCATTGCGATGCCCACGTCCGGCACCCGCAGACAGGGGGATTTTCACTGGAATACCAATAAGCTGGTGGCTGGAACAGCTGGAAGTCAGTACGTGGTGATCGGATGGGGAAGGCTTACTACAGGTTCTGGACACGTTTTGGGTACTGATTGGGTGGCGTTACGTGCGCTGACAGGGACGTAATCGATACGCAAGTATTTTAATTTTCTCTCAGTAAGGCATGATTACGGTACGGACTAACAAGGATGCAACCTTCCATGACACAAAAAATACAGCTTCGCAGGGCAACCATGGATGATGGAGTCATACTCCATCGATGGAGGAATGATGAAGCGACCAGGGCCGCAAGCCATTCAACCTCACCGGTGAATCTAGAAGACCACCTTCGCTGGCTTGCCGCCACACTCGAAAATCCGTCACGAACGCTATTCATTGCCGAGAACGGTTCAGGGCCAATTGGTACTGTGCGTGCAGACCTAGGGGCTGGAGCGACCGAGCTTTCATGGACTGTCGCTCCAGAGGCCAGGGGAATGGGGTTTGCGAAGGCGATGGTGAAGGCTGCGGCCTTGACGATCACTGGCCCAATAAGGGCAGAAGTTAAGAGTGGTAACGCAGCTTCAATGGCTGTAGCAGTCTTCGCAGGAATGACCGCTGTAAAGGAGGTTGATGGTGTGATCCACTTTTCTGGAGCCGGCGGATCACCAGCGGCATGCTGAAAGTACATTATTTAGTACATCTGATTGTTATGATTTTGAGGGTTGGCAATATTTTCTGGCTTAAAAGACTCTAATTAGGTTCCGGCTTCGGGCACCATCTAAAATCAAGGGTTTGCGAGCGAAAGCTAATGCAAACCCTTGTTCGTTTCTGCTTCTGGAAATTGCTGCAGAAACGGAGTCCAAGCCTGCGGGTGTTTTCAAGCACAAGCCCTTACACTCGGCGTCGAGATTAGCAAGGGGGTCATATCCTCCAGGCCTTGCCCATTACGCTAATCCTTTACCATGGAGAGGTAACGAGTGAAAACAATCGCAACGATGAGTCTGTTGGCCTTGATGAGCAGCAGCGCTGTATACGCTGGGGAGACAACCTCCGTTGATGGGAAATCGCTGGCTGTGGACTTTGGCGAGCCGACCGTCAAGCAGGTTCTGCACTATCGGAAAATGTACGATAAGAAGCCTTTTCCCGATGCGGAAATTTATTACTACAGCAACGGTTTGTACAAGATCATCTCTCAGGGAGAAAATCATTACGGTGTCTACGTCTTGCAGGGCCAACACACTGATGAGACATACACCGTGAAGTTCATTTCCCTGCCTTCCCCGGATTGGGGAAATAAAACGGCGTATCACCAACTCACCTTTATTCGAGGTGATGAACAAAACGTATTTATCCAGAACGCAATTGTCGACACTGGCGAGGCGATAGCCCAGCAGAATGGGACCTATACGCAGGAAAAAAATACCGTGGTCAATCCGATCAGCACCGCCTGGCAGAAAAAGTGA